TCCGGCGTCACCAAGCCCTGCCCCCAGGCGATCACGATCCGCCCCCTGTCCAGCATTTCCGTGACGACGGCGCCAACAAAAACCGCCTATAAGTACGGGGAGAAGTTCAGCAGCGCCGGAATGGTGATTACCGCCAAATATTCGGACAACGCCACCCGCGTGGTGACCGGCTGGACCTATTCGCCCACCGGTGCCCTGGGGCTGACCAACACCACGATCACGATCACCTACGCGGAGGGCGGCGTGAGTAAGACCTGCACCCAGGCCATTACCGTAAGCAACTACCTTTCCAGTATCGCCGTGACGACCCCGCCCACCAAAACCGCCTATTTCACCGGCGAAACGTTCAGCAGCACGGGAATGGTGGTCACCGCTACCATGGCGGACGGCAGCACCAAGACCGTCACCGGCTACACCTGCAGCCCCACCACCATGGCAGCCAGCACCACGGCGGTGACCGTCAGCTATACCGAGGGCGGCGTGACCAAGACGGCCACCACCCCGGTGACAGTCACCAGCATTTCCAACACCCTGGCCTCCAACAGCTGGGCAACGATCCGCGCCGTGTCCGACGCCGGAAAGGGGGCCAATTACTGGAGCGTGGGCGACGCCAAGGGGATCACGATCAACGGCAAAGTGGGCGCCACGACGATCTCCAACCTGTCCATTTCCGTGTTTATCCTGGGTTTCAACCACAACGCCAGCCGCGAGGGCAGCAACCGGATCCATTTCCAGATCGGCAAGATCAACGGCACCCTGGTTTGCCTGGTAGACAGCAATTACAGCAACTATACCAGCACCACCGGCGCCTTTACCATGAACACGTCGAACACGAACAGCGGCGGGTGGAATAACAGCCACATGAGAAAGACCGTGCTGGGCAGCAACAGCGCCAGCGCCACCAGCCCCACGGCCAACACCCTGCTGGCAGCCCTGCCGGCGGATCTCCGGGCGGTTATGAAGCCGGCCACCAAGTACAGCGACAACACCGGCGGCGGAAGCAACACCGCCAGCTATGTCACCAGCACCACGGATCTGCTGCCGCTGCTTTCGGAGTTTGAATACCACGGGGCAACAACCTACGCCAACAGCGCGGAGAAGAATTACCAGGCCCAATATGACTATTACAAGGCCGGAAACAGCAAGGTGCATTATAAGCACAACGCCACCGGCACGGCGGCCTATGCGTGGTGCCGTTCCGTCCGTTCGAGCTACAGCAGCAGTTTCTGCCTTGTCAGCTCCGACGGCGGCGCCAACATTATCAGCGCCTACTGTTCCTGGGCGCTGGCCCCCTGCTTTTTTGTCTAATCGCCGCAGCATATCCGGCAAAATCCCGCCCACGGAAGTGGGCGGGAACCCGGACAGAGAAAGAAAACCCCGTGAGGTGAAAGAATGTCAGTTCTGAAAGAAAAACGGACCGTGAGCAAGGCGGAGTATGTGAACACCGCGAACCAGATCTATGTGGAAACGGTGGGATTTTTGACACGGCTTTCCGCCCGTTACTCCCGCCTGATCGCAGAGGGCGCCGCGCGGCTGGCCGGCGAAGTCATGGACAACGCCGAAAAGGCCAACAAAATATACCCGTCGGACGAACAACGCAAAGCCCAGCGCAAGGCGCATTTGCTGGAGGCGCTGGCCTCCCTCTCCGCGCTGGACGTGCGCCTGACCCACGCCTATCTGGTTATGTACCAGAACCCGCAAGGGTGCTTTACGGCGCCCAGCGGAAAGACGGTCCCACCCAAGGAAGCCATGGACAAGCTGGACCGCATGGCGCAGAGCCTGGGCGAACTGATAGACCGGGAGGAAACCCTGCTGCGGAATATCCTGGAGAGCGACAGGAAGCGGAAATAAGTCATTTTTATGGGTGTATCTTTGAAAACGCGCCAGGAGGCAGGGCGGCTTTTCCCTCTGGCGGCGGCCAATGCGTGGTGCCGTTCCGTCAATTCGAGCAACAGCAACAATTTCTGCCTTGTCAACTCCGACGGCAGCGCCAACAATAACAACGCCAACAATTCCTGGGCGCTGGCCCCCTGATTTTGCATAACTGGGTCAAATGCAGTAACGGACGTGAACCGGACCCATGTAAAAGGAAAGATACTTCCCAGGCGAAAGCCTAAAACTGCCCGCTGATGATCCCGCGCGGACGCTGCTTGCATGGCGGGGGTATTGTGCTAACCCCGTTTCATGCGCTGGATCAACGCAGTTTAGAAGCACACCAACACCGCAACTGTACGGAGGGCGAATACTTTTCTATGACAAGCGAACAGCGCCGCGAGGCGCGTTACAGACGCCGCCAGGCAAGGCGGCAGGCAAAGCGAAAGGCCCGCAGCGACGCCCTGGGGCCGATTGAGGAAGTTTTCAGTTTCCGGGCCATGTTTTTCTATGGCCGGAAGTGCTGCAACGGCGTGAGGTGGAAAGCCAGCACACAGCGGTTTGAAATGCACCTGTTTTCCGGCACCGCCAAGCGCCGACGCAAGATCCTGAATGGAACGTGGAGGCCGGGCAAAACCGCCCATTTCACCCTGAAAGAGCGGGGCAAGGTCCGGCCCATAGACGCGCCGCACATTGAGGATCGGCAGGTTTACAAGGTTCTGACCAAAAAGGTGCTGGTGCCGCTGTATGTGCCCAGCATGATCTA